CAAATCTCCTTCTGATGGTCTTTCTCCTAACTCTATATCTTGATCTAACAATAGGAACTGAGATATAAGATCACTAAATCTCTGCTGTGATATAACCATAGTTATCTCATCAGTCTGTCTTATACCAAACTTAGTCAATAGATCTCCACCACCTTGGAAACCATCAAAGTTTTCTAGGTATGCTTCTATAATATATGAGTCATCGAACTGTGATACAACCTCTTCATTGAAGACATTATCTTTTGCTATCATCTGTCTAGGAATGTATAACACATCCATACCAAACATCTTGATATACTCTTCAACAAGGTTCTGCTGAAGGAACTGCTCGTTACGAGTACCGTGTGTAAAGAATACGTTTCTTGCCATTATCCAATCATATCGTAAGGAGGTATTTCATAAGTAGTGAGCATTTGCTCTTCGATCTTATCTAACTCATTCTGTGCCTGTTGGTATATCTCATCACCATTCATAGTGATACCACCAGGTAACTGAGCACCCTTGAACTTACTAAGGTTCTGACCCCACTGCCTCTTAATGAGTTGTGTGACATATCTCTTGACGAAGATGTCGTCATACAGTGTGGTAAATGATGATGGATCTAATGCTCTGTAAGCATCAAATACTATAAAGTCTCCATCATTTACATCAGTCTTGAAGTCAAGATCCATGTATAACCTGTCTCCTCTTGTTTGAAATCTTATCTGTTTCTGTCCTTCTAGTAGGAAGTATATATCTTCTAATCTTCTGTTTACCATTTCATATGTAAGAATCTCAGTCTGAGTTAGATCCCATAGATCGTTCAATCTCCACTGGTATCTTACGTCAAACAAGTTAGTAGTATTCTTAGATGTAAAATCAAATATCTTAATGACTGAGGTGACATGCTCAGGCATAGTAATAAAGTTATTCTGCTCAAGAAAGTTTGCTTGTCTAGCACCCACCTGTGTCACTGTGGTAGTGGTGTCAGTAGTCATCAAGTCTATAGTTGCTTGATCAAACTCATACTTTAGGAACGTTCTGATATATCCATCACTAGCTCTTTCATTAAAGAACTGCATAGTATCATCTATGAGATCATCTATCTGATCATCATCGACGTTTATTTCTAGGACGGGTGCCCCTAATTTTCTTAGAGCATACTCTGCTAAAGTTGCTCTACTACTTGGTTTTGCCATTAGACTGTATCGACGTTAAATCTCACCCTTACATAGTATGTAGTTGTAGGTAACAGTGTAACGTCACCTGGTAGGGTATAAGATTGTAAGTTAGTTGAGTTTCCTAAAGATTGATGTTCAATGTTTTGGAATGTTTCTGCTGCTGAGAACTGCCAGTCAGTAGAGTTATGTCCATATCCTGCTTTGATCTCAGGAGTTAGAACATTAATTGTAGGATTAAATGCAGGTGTGATTGTCTGTATTTCTGGTTGATCTACTACAGGAGTTGAGAATGATACAGGAGTAGAATAATTACTTATCAATCCTGCGTTATCTTTAAACCTTACCTGAACTGAGTAGGTTAACTGGAAGTCAAGAGTACCAGCTGGTACAGTAAACACTGTCAAGTTAGTAGTATCACCACCTGATAGATCAGGAATTGTGATAGTAGAAGTATCATATACAGTCACGTTATCCACTGTTCTCTTAATTAACCAGTAAGATGCTGCGTGTTGTGATCCTGCATACTGAGATACAAATGCTCCAGATGTAAATACAGGTTGTCTATTAAATGTCAAGTTAGTTGTGGAATCTACATTGACAGTCATTGAAGCAGCTGCTTCTACAAACTCAGACTCATTAACAGTCAGTGTAGCAGAAGATGATGTGACTGATATAGCATTAGTGTTAGACAATACACAACGATACTCATGATTAACTGTTGGGAATGCTTGAGCTCCAGTAGTATACGAAGCAGCAGTAGCACCGACTAGGTTAGACCAGTTCCCTCCACTATCTGTTGACCTCTGCCACTGATAGTTTATAGATCCAGATGTAATAGCAGCAGTGATACTATAAGTTGCTGTCTGTCCTTCAATAATTGTTTGTGCCTGTGGTTGCCCAGAGATAGTAATAACTCTAAGAACTGTCTGTACAGCATAAGTTGTCTCTAAAGTATTTTGAGCACCTTCTAGAGTTAGTGTACACTTGAATCTGTCATCATTGTCATCAGCAAATACTAGAGCTGGAGTAGTGTAGGTAGCATTAGTAGCACCTGGTATAGTGTTGTAGTCTACACTGTTATCTGATTTACTCCACTGGAATGTATGTGTACCACTAGATGTTGTACCACCTGCTGTATAAGAAGATGTGCCTCCCTCATTACCTGTTGCGTTAACTGGTTGTACAGATACTTGATGAGTTCTGTATACGGTTAAGAGAGCAGCATCAGTTGTCGCATCTGAAGTAGATCCAATCGCTGATAACACACAACGATATCTAGAATTATTATTAGCATATGTTAATGTGCCTGTAGCGTAGGTAGGACTTGTAGCACCAGATATGTCAGTATATGGGTCAGTAGTTGTGTAACTATTACCCTGACCTGTATGGTAGTGACACCAATAGTAAAGAGTTGTGGGTGCGTTTGGTTGTACTATCATGTCTATTGTTCTGCTAGTAGCAGCACCGAATCCACTGACATACTCTGCCATAGTTTTTGTGACACCATCTAACTTATAGGTAATGCCCATCATATAGTGTCCGTTACCATTATGATCACCATCTGAACCTGTACTGAACATCAATGGATGCTCTTGAGTATTGTAGTTAGCATTAGATGAATCAGACTGATCAAAGATATATGTTTCTCCTTTTTCAAATTCAACACCAGATGGTTTCTCTACACCATCGAAGTAGAATACACCTGTTGCTTGACCACCAACTGTATCTGCTCCGACTGTGACAGTGACATTTTTACCACCGTCTTTCCTCTGCCACTGGTATGTGACTGAAGGTGCATGGTTAGAATATATTGAGTTGTATAGTTCTGGATCAGCAGCGGTTTGTTCTGTCGCACTGTTTCCACCAGCTGAAGGTGTGACCCAGTTACCAACTCCAAAGGAGGAGTTAAGTAGGGAAGTAATTTCTTGGTTCTGTACTGAACCTACTGCTGTAAATGTAGCAACTTCTCCTTCGTCCTTAGTTGCGTCATTAGGATTAGCAACAACAGATACAGTAACGGTTTCTACTTGTAAGGTAGCAGCGTTAGAGAATACGTTTGAAGCACCAGCTGCTGATAGTAAACAACGATACTGATACTCATCATATTGATTTGATAATGTAGGTGTTGTATATGAAGCACTTGTTGCTCCTCCCAAACTTGACCAGTCTGCTCCATCGTTCAATGATACCTGCCATAGGTAATTGATATCAGAGTTGTCTCCGTCAGATAGAGAACCAGCAACTGTAAATGTTCTAGTGCCACCAACAGATCCTGTATCATTTTGTGGGTGTGTATCTACTGTTATAGTTCTCGTAACTGATAGTTGAGCAGTATTTGATGTTACTTCTGATGCACCAGTTGCGTTGACTCTACATCTAAAGTAGTCACCGTTATCAGCATCAAACGATGCAGGAGGTACACCACCACTATCATATGTGGTAGCAGTAGTTGTATATGATGAACTTGTAGCACCTGATATTTGATGCCATACTGTATTATCTTCTGACTTATCCCATGCGTATGTTAATGATGCTCCATCAGCAGTAGAAGCAGTTATATTAAATGTAGCAGCAGATGGTGATACTACAGATGCACCAGATGGTTGCTGTGATATCGTTACTACTCTAGTTACAGTCAATGTAGCAGAGTTACTTGTTGTATCAGATGCTGCTGTATTAGAACTACAAACGCATCGGTATTGCCATCCGTTGTATGCGTATTCATCATCTACAGTAAGTGTATCTGTTGTCTCTCCACTATGTCCCGATAGACTACTAATGCTTACGTATGCACCCCCTGTACTGTACTGCCACTGGTAGTTGATAGTACTACTATCAGATATACTTGCGTTAATAGGACCGAATGTTGCGTTGGTTCCTGCTCCCGCTTCTATCGTCACATCAGATGGTTGATCTCCAATCGTAATAAGAACACCCGTACCGATAGTGAGGAAATGATAGTTGCGTGACTCACCAGAACTGTCCTCTGTGACTGTGATATTAAAGAATGTATCTTGATAAGATGAAGTGACTGTACCAGATAAAACACCACTTGTTGTATTAAATGTTAATCCTGTACCTGATATGCTATCACCAGAAAGAGTATATGCCTCTCCTGAGTTAAATGTTTCATTAGCATAGCTCTTAAATTCGTCAACACCTATGTCTAAACTTGGAGTGCTATTGTGAGCAAATCCATCACCACCTACTTTACCTGTGGTTACTTGATTACTTGTACCATTTCCTTGTGCGGTCTTGAGATAGAATGGATGACTAGATCCTGCTGTAGTGTCGAATACTAGAATGTCACCTATAGTAGAACTGATGCTTACATCATCACCACTTTCTCCTGCTGAGCTGTTTGCCTGTACAGTGATAGTACCGTACATATCATTGTGAGCAGTACACTGATAGTAGTATGTGCCAGGTGTTACGCCAGTTGTGATCCACTTGACAGTGCCAGATGCGGATGCTCCACCACCTGTATATGTACCTTCTGTTACCTGATTAGATCCTCCAGTTCCCTGTACAGTCTTGAAAACAGTTGGATGACTGCTACCCGCATTCATATTAAAGTTTATTGTATCACCAACCTGTACAGTGATAGCGGGATCATTACCACTGACTGAACCAGATCTATCACTACCAGCTACTTGGTAGTTTGAACTATTTTGAGCAGTAACAGCAAAGTTATATGTGTTGACTACAGGAGTTACTCCCTGTTCGTCTAAAGTATAGTTACTACTACCAGACGCTGTTACGTTCCAATATCTTTTGGCAGTACCACCTGATCCAGATAGCGTAATGGTACCATACATGTCATTATGAGCACTACATTGATAGTAATACGTACCAGCTGTGACTCCAGTTGTGTTCCAATATATTCTTCCATTAGTGACCCCTTGTCCTCCTGACGAACTTAAACTACCATTATAGTTCCATGTGATAGTCTTAGAAATATATCTAGTAAAGAGTCCTCTGACCTTACTGATTATAGATGATGTCTGACTGTAATCAAAGTCAACACCTGTGTCTACAGGTATCTGATTGATGGTACGACCTGTATGTCCTGCTTCTTCTGAGTCTAACTCAGCATATAATGTGACATTACCAAATGAAGGTCCGTCAGTTCCCTCATGTGTATCAGATATAATACAACCATAGTTATTACTTCCACCCGCTTTCTCATTGCTAGTACCACTGTTAACGATAGTAATTTCAATATAGTTATTAGCAGCATTCTGTCCTGTGATACCATACCACGTCTGAGACTCTTCTTTAATATTAATACCACCCACTGATAGTGAGCTTGCTCCTACTCTAAACTGTAACTTCTTACCAATCTTATTCAGGAAGGCAGATGAGTCTGCTGAATTGTAGTAGATCTGTATTATATTACTACCTGAACTGACTGAGAATGGATCTGTATCTAGTTTATATTCAATCGCTGTGTTAGTAGGATATGCAGTTGTACTGACAGCAGCATAGTTACCAGCATTACCTGATCCTCTAACCCAGTTCTTACATAACACTGGTAGTGTGCCTGTACTATGTGTATAACTATTGTCTGCTATAAACTGACATATCACACCAGCTGTAATAGGACCTGAGAACGATGTACCACCTATGTTACCGTAGTTTGATACTGATGTATAAGGAGTATTAGTAGTCCAGTTATAGTTTGGTACTGTTATATGTTGACCTGGTGCTGTAACTGTTACACCTGAACCATAGTTAGAGAAGTCTGCCCATCTGTCATTATAGTCTGTAGCACCTACAGAGATAGACGCGATATTTGTATCAACTGTGTTGACATCTCCGTCTGGATAACCTGCTGATCTAGTTCCAGCTTGGAATCTACCTTGTAGAGGTCCTAAGAAACTATCAGAAGCATCTTTAAATCCGTTACCTGCTGATCTAACAAGTACAATATTAGCATCTACTACGTC